TTAATAAGGCAATTAAGAATATCGAAAAAACAGCAGATAAGTATTATTCGGATGATGAAGATAAAATTACTAATTTATTAGTTTTATTTCTCAAGGGTGTTGGGTACAACGCTTCCGAACAAACAAAATCAAACGGCTCCGTAGATATCACAGTTCAAGATCGTGAACAGAGTTTTACCTGGCTCGCCGAAGCAAAAAGAGGGAATTCGTATAATGGTGTATTTGAAGGGATGTTACAACTTGTAACAAGATATA